GGGATTCAATTAACAGGCAGTTGATGTTTGTTTTACATGCTAATTATGTCATTGATACTATATGGTATCTCTCGTAAGTTTTTGTATTAAATGTTACCGAATTGATTAAAAATAAGGTTTTAAATACCTTTATAAATATTAAATTGCTTTTTATAAGGATAGTATCCTTGAGTATCTTTGTGTATCTAAATGATAGTTTATAGAGGATATTATAGTCCTTAAATGTCTCAGAGTCTTGCAAGTTTAGCGAGCGTAGCATAAGGATTGCGATCTGTCAAGTATCAGGATCGCTCAGAGATTATGTGAGGATTGTAACATTTAACGCATAAAGTACATATATACTAGATGTAACATACTTGCACAATTGCGAGTCTTATGTTATAATTAACCTAACAGATCTTCAGAGCATTATGTACGATTACGACACCGATTTCGTGTGGGAGTATGAATTTAGTAGTCATGATTACATTGAAGAAAGTTATACAAACGACGATGATGATTACGTTCGTGAAAGTAACAACAATTACGAAGTATTAGCATACCGTCATTATGCTTAACCCGCATAGATTGCAGGACAATTTAATACATTAGCAGAGCAGGGCACACTGTGAGATTTTTGTGTGCCAGTCTGCAAAGTGTCCACTAAACCCCCACAATAGGGGTTTTTTCGTTTATACTTATAAAGTACCAAACAAAGAGACTTTATGAGAAAACTTGAAAAGCAAATGAACTTCGCTATTTCAAACAAGGGCAACTGGAATGGTTCTAACACTTCAGTTCTTTATAACGAGTCAACAAATTGCAGTCAAGTTTATCTACACGGGCATCAAATTTGTACCTTCGATCATAACACTCAAGCGGTTAAATTGTCATCCTGTGGTTATGAAACAGTAACGACAAAATCCCGCCTAAATGCTATCTTGGAAGAGGTAAAATACGGTGCTAAAGTGTTTCAAAAGAATTTCAATTGGTTCGTTAAGTATCAGAATCAAACCGTAGATTTCATCGATGGAATGATACTTTTCGACTCCAATTCCCTAGAGGTTGCTTAACACTAAGCACCTCTTTTTTCTGTCCTTAATTATTACTAACTCATGCGTACACTAACTACACACGAATACAACGAAGTTTGCAAGTCTTATGAACAACAAGGCAGCAAATATTTCGATGATATGTTTATAGGATATGATGACTATTCTGTTTCGTATCTTTATAATCAAGACTATTATTGTTCTACTAAGTGATAATATATGCCCCCTATTCTATCCACCATTTCTATTAGTTTATTTTCGTTAATTATGCCACTATTACACATTGAACACCTAGAAGATACAGTGCTTAATGGTAACTTATCGGCACTTGAATTACTGGAGAATTCTAGTAACTTAACAGCGAAGATTGATGGTTCTCCAAGTATAGTTTGGGGGCAAGATCCTGCTGACAATCTTTTCTTTGTAGGCACTAAATCTGTCTTCAATAAAAAGTTAGTTAAGAGGTGCAAATCGTACGGAGATGTTAACAAGTATTATAAGGGAGAATTGGCGGATATATTAACACAATGCTTTCGTTATTTGCCCAATGATGGTAACATTTATCAGGGTGATTTCATAGGGTTAGGTGGACTTAGTGAGTACAATCCTAATACAGTTACTTATACTTTTGATCGTGTAATTCGTGAGGACATAATAATAGCACCTCACACAACTTATGTCGGTAATAGTAAAGATCTTCGTGAACACAAAGTATTACCTTTGACTCGTAATCTCCAGAACACTAATAACGTGCGGTTCGTATCTTCTACGGTAACTAACAACAATTGCATGGAAGATTTGACGTTCGTTATTAACTTTGCTAGGACGATTGCAGGGGCAGTAGAGTTCATCGAAGATCCAAAGAATGTCGCTGCTATGAAGAAAGAATTAAACGCATATATTCGTGAAGATAGAGAAATAGTGCCAGAAGAGTTTGATAACACTAACCTCGTAAGATTCTACAACTTAGTGATAAGAATTAAGGAACAATTTATGGACAATTGTAATACAAACTCTTCTGAGATGAAAGCATCACTTAATGGCGAAGATTACGATGGCGAAGGTTATGTTTTATCAGACAAATTACAGACAATTAAACTCATTAACCGTAGAGAGTTTAGTTATAACAATTTCATACGTAATTCATAGCACTAAATGTTAATGAACAGATACAGATTACCAGTCGTTCGTTAACATCGCAGTTTATTATATTTGCCGCCCCCCGTTTATAAAATCGACTACTACCCTAACCTACAAAGTGTTACGGAAGCGAGCTATAAATTCCAATCGAAGTCAAAATTTTTTTCGTACTATATAATTTTGAAAAAGGTTAATATGGATCCTACTATGCAAAAAAAATTCGGGCATGAAGAAACCACCATAGAGGTTGACACAATTAGCGGAGAGTATTATACTGTTATTCCTGAGTGGGTTATACATGACATGGATTGGTACGAAGGTGCTTCAGTAGAGTTTAACATCGAGTCCGACGAAGTTATTATTAAGGATGCTAATGAATAAGACATATCATATCTACCTACAACAAGAGTGTTTGTTCAAGGATTTAACAGAGTGGGAGTTTAATATTATATGGAGAAGGATATACAAATCATACTTTACAGAAGACTTAACGTACTCAGAGGTGGTGGAAGAACCGAACGAGAAATATATTGATGCATCATATTGACAAATACTATATAAACTGATATAATTGGATTGATGAAATCTACAAGTTATGGCAAAAGGATTTACAGTAAAAGCAAAGACACCAGTAGCAGCACAAGCAAAGAAGGCACCTGAATGGGACTTTGATAAAGCAAGGGAGATGATCAAGGGTAAAAGCATTGTATTCTGCTTACCTGGTAGAGGAGTATCATATACTTACTTAAAGAACTTCGTACAACTTTGTTTTGATATTGTACAGAATGGTGGACAGATACAGATATCACAAGACTATTCATCTATGGTTAACTTTGCTAGATGTAAGTGTCTAGGTGCTAATGTACTACGTGGTCCTGATCAATTACCTTGGGATGGTAAGTTAAAGTATGATTATCAGTTATGGATTGACTCTGATATAGTCTTTAACACTGAAGCATTCTATAAGTTAATACTATTAGATAAGAATATTGCATCTGGTTGGTATTGTACAGAGGATGGTAGTACTTCATCTGTTGCACATTGGATGGAAGAAGATGATTTCAGAAAGAATGGTGGAGTGATGAATCATGAAACCTTGGAAACGATGTCTAAGCGTAAGAAACCATTTACAGTTGATTATGCTGGTTTCGGTTGGTTGCTAATTAAGCATGGTGTGTGGGAACATCCTGAAATGAAATATCCTTGGTTTGCACCGAAGATGCAGGTGTTTGAATCAGGCGAAGTGCAAGACATGTGCGGAGAGGACGTTTCTTTCTGTCTTGATGCAATCGAAGCAGGATTTGAAATATGGTGTGATCCTCGTGTAAGGGTTGGACATGAAAAAACACGAATTATATAAAATCATCATCGATGGGAAGGAAGTATTCGATGCTTTAGGGCAAGGAGAATACTTCGAGAGAATGGAGGACTTGGCACTAGAGTTTTATCAGACAGGTACTCCACATCCCGATAGCATTGTCACTGAGACTTATTTGGAGGAAAACTAATGGCAACAACGACAAAAGGATTAACCGTTGAGAAGGTGGTTAATTACATCAAATCAAAATGGCAGGTATTCGGAGCAGCGACGTTGCTCGTATTCATACTGCAACTCTTAGCAGCAAAATTACTCATTGCAGTTCTATTAGGACTAGCAATAGCAGGTTTATTACCATCAGACACTGTTAAGAAGGTAACTAAGAAAGTAACAGCAACTAAGGAGTAACATGGCAAAGGCAACTACAGGTGCATGGGGAAGAGAAGAACTCGAATCAACCCCGAAAAAAACTCGTCAAGGAAGGGGCAAGCACACAAAATATGCGGCAACCTCCCGTAACTCGACTCGTAAGAGGTACAGAGGACAAGGCAGATAACCAATAAAGCGTCTCGAAAGAGGCGTTTTTTTATTTTTCTAAATATTGCTTATAAATAAAACATAATACCTATTGACCTAATGGCAATACAAAGGGTTTCTAGAGGTTTTAAGGATATTAGTCTATCTTTTTCACCCCACCCTGTTACTAAAGACTTACCTATATTAAAGAACGGTAATGCGATTTCCCGTTCAGTCAGGAACCTTGTGCAAACTATTCCTACCGAACGCTTCTTTAACTCATTACTAGGTTCTGAAGTACGTTCTAGTCTATTTGAGAACTGGGTTGACTTTGGTACTGCATCACTTATAGAGGATCAAATCCTAACTACCATTGAAAACTTTGAACCCAGAGTTGAAAATGTAGATGTAACAGTAGATCCAGAACCTGATAATAATACTTTTGCCGTTAACGTTCGTTTTGATATAGTGGGTCAACAACTACCTTCCCAAGAATTTACCTTCTTATTAGAAGCAACAAGATAATATGCCGATTACTAAATTTACCAATCTTGATTTCGATCAGATAAAGACACAGATTAAGGATTACCTACGTGCCAATTCATCCTTTACGGACTTTGACTTTGAAGGTAGTAATTTCTCTGTTCTAATTGATACATTAGCATATAATACTTACATCACAGCATTTAACTCTAACATGACTGTGAACGAATCCTTCTTGGATTCTGCTACTCTCAGAGAGAATGTAGTATCATTAGCACGTAATATAGGTTATGTACCACGCTCTCGTGCGGCAGCAAAGGCAGAGATATCATTTAGTGTACAAATTAACGATATATTGACTTCAACGCTAGATCTAGAGGCAGGACTAGTCTGTGTAGGTAATACAAACGACACGAATTACATATTTTCAATTCCTGAAAGGGTAGTTACTACAGTTGATGCAAATCAAACTGCGACTTTTAGCAATGTTACAGTCTATCAAG